AAATCGCGTCGGGCGCTTCGCGCCCGACATTATTTTTTTTCGCCCTCTCGGCCCATCCCTTCTACCGATGGGCCGCCCGCTTTCGCGGGCGGATCAGGCCGGGATACTCTGCGGAGGATTAGACGGAAAAGCCGGGGGCCACCGCCGCCGACCAGGAGGCATTGTAGTCGGCGTAGTAGCCGCTGGTGTTGACAGTACAGAAAGGGTTGTCGGAGTCGGAGTAGGGCGAGCGCGACCACGCCCACACCGCCGTTCCTGTAGCGTTGTGCTTATAATGGACCCTGCTGTTCCCGGCCTTGTAGTAGTCATACTGGAGCTGGTAGTTCTTCTCTGCCTCGTTGGCGTAATACCTGGCCCCGAAGTATTCAAACTCCGCCAGAAGGAAAAGATAGTCCGTGGTGGCCGTGACATTCCCCGCTGCCGTCGATCCGTTGGCCGTATTATCGGTGTACTTGGTCGTGGCTTTCATGTTGCTCCGCAAATCGGAGGGCAGGGCCGCCAGGAGCGTATTGGCCGGGGGGCTGGTGGGGGTCCCGGTATTGCCCAGGATGTTCTTCCGCATATTGCTGTTGTTCCACCCGCCGCTGTTGCTCCGGCTGGTGTTCATGTTGAAGTAGCCTGCCGACGTCTGCTCGTTGTTGTACTGGCTGTCACACAGGCCCACCAGCTTGCCGCCCACCTTGCCGATCTGGAAGTGAATGCGATTGGACCCCTCCCGGCTGGCGTTGTGGTTGAAGCCCAGGATAAAGGCGTCCACGGTGAAGTTGGAGAACGTGAAGTTCCCCACCTTGCCGTTGATGGTCACGGGCTTGGTATCGCCCACAGCCCAGTAGTTGGCCCCGTTGCCCGCATCAGACGCCTGCCGGACAGTCGCCCAGCTGTTGTCCTTCAGCGTAGTCGTGGGGAGCGTCACAGTCACGCTGCACGTCTTGTTGGCGGGAGCGGTGTGGTTGGTCCCGGCTCCCACGGACACGGTGATGGTGGCGCTTCCCTTGCCCTTGGCCGTCACGGTGACGGTGTTCCCGGACAGGGTCACGGTGGCCACGTTGGTGGCGCTGGAGGTCACGTTGATGGCTCCATCCCCCAGCCGGGTCACGGTGAACGTGGCGGACAGGGTGGCGGCGTTCAGCGTCAGGCTGCTCTTGCTGAGGGTCAGGCTGCCCGCCGCCTTGCTGATGGTCCAGGTCACGCTCTTGGCCCCGGTGCTGCCATCCGCCCACGCATAGTTGCCAGTCGGGGTGAAGGTGGCCGTATAGGTCCCGGCATTGGTGCCGGAGGTCGTGCCGCCCATGGTCAGCTTGGCGGCGTCGTAGCCGCTCCACACGGGGGTCTGGGCGCTGCCGGTATAGGTCAGGTTGCCGCTCTGCTGGGGAGGGGCTACGGTAGCCTTGCCGATGCTCCAGGGCACCGTCCGGGCCGCCGTGCTGCCGTCCGCCCACTGATAGTTCCCCTTCGGCGTGAACGTAGCGGAATAGCTCCCCACGTCGGTCCCGCTGGTAACTCCGCCCAGGGTCATCTTGGCGCTGTCGTAGCCGCTCCAGGTGGGGGACTGGGCCGCCCCGGTATAGGTCAAGCTGCCGTTCTGGGTGGGCAGGTTGACCACCGCCCGCCCGATGGTCCAGGTGACCTCTTTGGGGGTGTTCGTACCATCAGACCACACATACTCCCCATTGGGCGTGAAGATGGCCGTATAGGTCCCGGCGGCGGTCTTTTTAACATCGCCGCTGATGGCCAGCGTTTCGGGGCTGTAGTTGTTCCACACCGGGGACTGCTCCGCCCCGTTATAGGTCAGGCTGCCGCTTTGAGAGGGCACCACGCTGATGGTATGGGTCAGGGTAGACACTTCCTTGGCGGCGGCCTCCGCCGCCTCCAGGGCCTTCTCAGCCGTCGTCTTGGCAGCGTTGGCGGTCTTGCCGATCTCCACGATTGCCTCGGCGTTGATCTGAATGTCCTCCCGAATATCCGGGTGGGCTTCCGGGTCCTCGTTGTGGGCCTCCAGGGCGTCCTCCAGCTCCTGGCGGTTCACGGTGTCCAGCGACGGGTTGATGATGAAGTCCAGCACCGAGGCGTCCGCCACGACAATGTGCATGAGCATGGTCAGCTTGCCGGATACTCCGCCGGAGATAGACACCTTCTCGGTGGCCGGGGTATTGCATACGGCGATCAGCACCCCCGTGTCGCTGTAGAGGCCCATTTCCCGGATGGTGAAGCCGCCCACGCTGTCCTCAATGACGACCTTCACGTCGATCATGTTGGGGGTGGTGGGACTGAGCGACTTCCCGGCGATCTCTCCCCGCCACCGCTCGTTGACGAGGGCGGTCTGGCCGGGGGTGGGCGTTGTGGCCTCGCCCCCGCCGTCACCGGCGGCGGCCTCCACGATGGGCAGCTTCTTCCCGTTCAGAATACAGTCCGCGATGATAGCCGCCCCCTGGGTGGTGATTATCGTCCCATACTCCGTCTGATCGGTGATCACGGTCTCGAACTCACTGGGCATTTGCTATTCCCTCCTTTGGGTAAATTTCCAGGATGGCATGATACTCCAGAGCGCCCGCCATGATGGAGGTGCCGCTGCTCCTCATGCCCCGCACGATTTTGGGCCATACGTCGATGCGGTTCGCCTGCTCCGTATAGGCCCCGCTTCTCAATGCGCCGGTGGTTTTCATGCCTCGTACAATCCGGGGGTAGACTTCCATAGCCTGGGACATTTCCGCAGCTGCCCCGAAAGAGATCGTGCCGTAGGACTGTAAAAAGGCGGTCAGCATCACCCGCATATTGGAGGGACGCACCGCCAGCAGCATTTTTAAGATTTCCGACGCCAGGCTGTCGGCGTCGGGAAGTACGTTATAGTCGAGTTGGATGTTGATGGTGTAGTCGGCTATGGTTTCCTCGTGCCCCTCCGGGCCACAGATACCCGTCAGCCAGTTTTTAAGCCAGGGGATCGTGTAGGGTATCTCCAAATTCCACATGGCCTTGATGCGGGCTTTACGGCCCGCCAGGGTGTCGGTGTCCTTGGGGAATATCTTCAGCTCTTTCTCCCAGATGGACACCCCGCGAACGTCGGCGGTTTCGAGGAATTGGTTCGCCAGCACCAGGGTTATGGCGTCCCAGGCTATGGCGATCTCCGGCTCGTTGGCCTCGTTGATGGCCTGCATCTCCATGACCTCTCGAAGCACCGGGGGAAGGTAGTCCAGCAGTTTCCTATCCACTGACCTCACCCCTCACAGGAACGCTGTCCGCGTCCAACGCCAGGTTGCTCTCCACTCCGTTGATTTTGGTGCCGCCGATGTCGGTTATCATGGTGGCGCACCCGGCAAGGATGCGGCTTTCGATTTGGGAGATACGGACGACCAAAAAATCAGAGCTGGCCCAGGTCTTAGCCAGCTCCACGAAATAGTTGTCGATTACGCCCTCCACATAGCTCTTGACGGCCTCCCAGCTCCAGCCGGGGGCATAGGTCAGATTGAGGGTGATGTTCACCGGCTCCGGGGTAACGCCATCCACCCGGACCACATGACCGATGGGGGCAAGCCCCAGCCCCTCCCCGGCGTTCTGGGTGGGGTCAATGCGGGTCTGTACCTCCTCCAGCAGCGTTTCAGTCGGTGCGGTATCGTTGGAGGCCATAATAACCAGCCTGACAGCCCCGCCAACGGTCAGCAAGCGGCGGGAGGCCGCCGTATATACCCCCGTCAGCCAGGCCGCCACAGGGGCCTCTAACGCGCCCACAGAGGCATTGTACCAAGCGGCCACTTCCTCATTGGGGATCAGGGAGGCGGGCTGTATGCCCTCATTCCATACCGGGTGGACCTTGACGGCGCTCACGCCCGGTATGGCCAGCACCTTTTCCCGGTAGTCCGCCTGGTTCCCGCCGAACGCCTGGGACTGGAAGCTGTCAAGGACCCGCTGCCGGAATGCCTCTGTTTCCTCCTCGTCGTCGCCGGGGATCAGCAGCTCCACCAGCTCCGCATGGGTCAGGCCGTCCAGGTATTCCACGGGGATAAGTTGGCCGGTGTACTGATTGGTGGCCGCCCCCACCTTTTCACAGGTGACCCGGTGGCTTAACCCGGTCTCGGTGTCATCCTCCGGGTCCATGCGGCCAGTGACGACAAAGTTCACGTCCTCACAAGAGAAGCGGGTCCCCTCCGGCACCTCCCGGTTGAACTCCGCCCGGTAGACGGCGGCGGTGGCCGGATACGGGGTCATGTTGCGGTCAGAGGCCCGCTTGATCAGGTATTCCCTGGGGGCGGTCAGGAGATAGGTGGCCTGGAAAACGAAGTCGGCGGCAATATACAGCTGGGCCAGCTCCGCCATGGAGGGGGCCACCCCATTGAATACCATGGACCCCTCCCGCTTGTCCATCGTGGGGGGCACCCTGGCCAGCGCCCGTTTTACCAGGGCTTCATAGGTCATATTCTCGAACACTAAATATCCACCTCCTTGGAAGCCTCTATGTCGCCGTAGATGGTATGCACCACGAAGCTGACCCGGACGCTCTTTCGGCCCGGTTCAAACTCCCAGTCGCTGAGGCTGGTAATTCTGTCGTCCTGGAGCAGCGCCTCGGTGATCCGGCGCTTCATCTCGCTCATGGCGTAGTCCTTGGGCTTGCCGATCAGGTCGGACAGCTCGGACCCGTAGTTGCGGGAATAGATGGGGTAGGCGTACCGCTCCACGTTCAAAATCAAGTAGACCGCCTGCAGCACGGCGTCGCGCTCGTCGGTGGTCCCCCGTACCCGCTGCTGGTCAATGTCCAGCTTGTGGGTATACCCCGGCTGGGTCGCTATTTGAAAGCGCACCAGGTCCAGGTCGTCCCCGGTAGTCGGTAACAGGCCCATTACTCCCTCGCCTCCCATCTGTCCAGGACCACATACTTCTGTCCGCCGTCGCAGCGGAGCAGGATCACCTTCTCGCCCTTCTTCAAGGCGTTGTGTACCCGCCACTTTTTCCGGCCCTGGTATCGGTGCTTGTGGGCCGCAAAGGCGGCGTCCCCGCTGCCGCCGCTTTCGTTCTCGGTGTAGTGCGGCCCCAGGCTTTTGCCGGTTCCCTCAATGGTGGACATTTCCACGTTGTAGTCCCGCACGGCGTCGGTTAGGATCAGCTGGGCCGTTCCCAAAATCTTCTTTTGGTCCACCTGGATTTTTAGGGGGGACGGGGAGAGGACCGTGCCATAACAGACGGCCATAGGGGCGTCAGCCCGCACGGCCTCCACGGCGGCCTGTTTTACCAGGCGCACCAGCTCGTTAATATCAAGCGACAAACGTACCACCCCGCATCTTCATGTCCATCAGGTGTTGCTCGTTGCTGAAGGTATGCTTGACCTGTTCCACCATCAGGTAGCTGGACAGGTTGATGTCCCCCAGGCCCAGGGTAACGATCAGCAGCGTCCCACCCCGCACCCGAATATCCCCCAGCACGTTCTGGAGCTTGAGGGTCCGGGTCTTGGTGTTGTAGAGGTCCAGCAGAGCGTCGGCCATAGACTTGGCGTTGGCCGTGCTGTCGATCTTCTCGTAATACTGGAGGACGCCCCACTGGTTGATGTTGGCCCCGTCCTGGGCGATGTAGATTTCCCGCTTGCCGGTTTCCTTGTTCTCATAGGACAGCTTGATCTTGTCGTAGGTCCCGGAGGAAATAGAGCTTTTGTAGTCGTAGTCCCCGGCGGCGGAGTCGTCCACCACCATGTTGATCTTCATGCTGCCCAGCCCTTTGAGGGTCAGCTTGCCCACGTCGTCATAGAGGACGAACATCTGGCCGGTGGCCTTTAGGGTTTCGTCGAGGGCCGTCTGGATGATGTCAAAGAGGGTCTTGTTGTCCTCCACCCGGCTGGCGATAGAAAAGCCGGTCCCCTCCAGGCTGCCCACGTTCAGCTGGAAGTCGCCCGCGATCATGCGGATCACGGCGTCGGCGGTTTTGTTCTCGTAGACATAGGTGTCCTTGTTCTTCAGGTAGTACAGCTGGTCATACACGGTGATGGTGATCACGTTGGGGTTGCTGCCCTTGCGGGCTTTGTCGAAGATAAAGCCGTAAAAGACGGGGGCGCCGTCCACGGAAAAACGGCAGGGGTCCCCCTCTTGAAAGCTAAGACCGGGCGTCTTGACCACATCGGCCACCAGCTTGCCCGGCTGGCCCTTGCGCTCCCATTCAATAGTCACGCCTTCGACGGTGGGCGGCAGCATGACGCTGCCCTTGTGCTGGATCATCAGCTCATAGGTCATGGCAGCGTCAGCACCTGCCCCGGATAGATCAGATTAGGGTTGCTGATTTTGTCCGTGTTCGCGCTGGCGATTTTGGTATAGTCAGACCCCTTCCCGTAATACTTGGCGGCGATGGCCCACAGGCTGTCGCCCTTTTTCACGGTGTAGGTCTTGGCGGCGGGGGCCGTGCTGGCCTCCCGCTCCTGCTCCACAGTCACCGTAGGGGGCTGGCTGGGTTCAGCGGGCGGTTCTACGGTGGCGGTCTTGGTCCCGTAGGGCCGCCACTGCTTCAAGTTCACGTCCACCGACACGTCCAGCCCCTTCTTGGCGTCCTCCACGATGTTGTAGTCCTCCACGCTTACGGTCAGGTTGGTGTCAAACAGCCGCCGCCCGTCCGGGCTGGAGCGCACCAGGATAAATTGGGTGGTTCCCTTGCCGGTCTTTAGCCCCTCCAGCATATCCAGATAAGCCGACGGGGACCGGCTGCCGCCCAGCATGGGGAGCAGCAGCGGCACCGTGATCTCCGTCAGGCCGGGGGAGCGCAGGAAATTGATCTCCCCCTCGTTGAGCAGTATCAGGGTCTTGTTTTTCCCCTTGACCTTGACGGTCAGCTTGGCCGGGGTGGGGACCTCCATGCCGCCCAGATAGCAGGAATAACTCATTCATGCACCCCCTCGGCTGCCGTGACCAGCGCCTCGGAGAAGCCGTCGGTCAGCTCCCGAATGACACCGTCCAGGTCGTTGCTGTTTTCGATCTTGTTGGTCATGCCGGTCATGTCGATTTTGACCTCCGCCGTGGTAAAGCGGTTGATGGCGTCACGCTCGGCAATATCCCGGAGGTATTTCAGCTCCTCGCCGCTCACGTCCAGGGCGTGGGCCATGCCGCCGGTGTTGTCCGCAATCTCTCCCACGTCGTTGCCCAGGCCGTCCATAGCGAAGCTGTCGAAGCCCTGGTTGGCGAAGTCCTCAATGGTTCCCGGCTCGTAGCCCAGGCCGTCGAACATCCCGCCCACCGTGTCGGCCACGCCATCCCCCCAAGCCGCCCCGGCCTGGAAAGCGTCAGAGGCCCAGCCCTCGGAGTAGGCGTCAAAGGTCCCGAAGCCCTCGCTGAAGGCGTCGGCCACGCTGGTGTATTCCTCCTTGCTGTTGGCGGCCTCGGCGGATTTGGCGGCATACTCGTCGGCCTTGCTGGTGATGCCGGAATAGTCGAACTCCACGAAGGGGAGCTTGTTCAGAGCGGCGCAAATGCCCTCCACCACCCGCAGGGCGGTGGCAAGCAGGCCGTAGAACCAGCTCTGCACGTTGGCGATCACGTTATGAAACGCGGTGCCGATATTGGAGCAGACCGCCCCCAGGGCGTTCCAGATGCCCAGGGCGATATTCGCCACCACCAGGCCCGCGTTGACCACGGCCTGGATCACCACATTGATGCCGCCGGTCAGCACCCCAAACCCGGTCTGCGCCACGCCCGTGGTCTTGGCGATCCAGTTGCAGAGGGCCATAATGCCCGCTACAAGGGCGATAACGGCCACCACGATCCAGGTAACAGGGCAGGCCAGGAGGGCCGTGTTAAAGCCGTACTGGGCCGCCGTAGCCGCTGCCGTGGCGCTTGCCTCGGTCCCTGTCGCCGCAGCGTGAGCATAGGAGGCGGCGCACATGATGATTTTTCCGGCGGCACTGGCCAGCTCCATGGCTTTCATCACGCCCAAATAGCCCACATAAGCCCCCAGGGCGGCGACGACGCCATAAACGATGGGGCTGATCCAGCTCCAGTTATCTGCCACGGCGGTGCCAAAAGCTATGGCCCCCTCCACCATGCCGGTCAGGAGGGAGATCACGAAGCCCAGCATTGTGGCCAGGCCCATGGCCGCCGTTTCGATTTGCGGAAGGTTCTGCTGGAAAACGTTGATAAAATTCAAAACTGCCGGATAGATACCGGCCCCCACGTTTTCCTTGATGTCCCCCAGGGCGTTGTTGAGCTGGATGATCTTGCCCTCCGGGGTGTTGCTCATAGCCTCGTACAGCCCGCCCCAGCCCTCCGCGATTACGGCGTTGATGGCAGCGGCGGCCTGCATATCCTGACTCATACCCAGGTATTCCTCGCCCAGCTCCGCCACGATCTGGGCCTCGGTGGCGGTGCCCTCAATGATGGCCTTTTGGGTGTCGGTGAACTCGAAGCCCTTTTTGGTCATGGCGTCGTAGGACCCGGACATGATCTTGCCCAGGCCGGTGGCATAGTCCACCATGGCCTCAGTGTCCAGAGCGCCGCCCCCGCTCATGCCCATAGCGTAGTCGGTGAGGGTGTCCATCATGGAGAGGATGGCGTTGGCGTCGGAGAAGTAGGTGGCAAACTCCGCCGCCCCGGCGATCATGGCCTCGTCGCCATAGATGCCCGCCCCCTGGATTTCGGAGGCTTTGGCAAGGATGGCGTCATAGGCTGCCGTGGCCTGGCCGGTGTCCGCCTGCACCTCCATACTGACCCGGCCTCCGTCCACGCCCGCCGTAAAGGCCGCGTAGGCCGCCTGTGCGGGGTCTGTGTCCAGGGTCAGGGTGTTTCCCAGCTCTGCCCCGTCCACGCTGTCAGCGAGGCCCGTGTAGCCGTTGGCGGCCCCTTCCGTGGCAAGGGTCAGGGTATTCCCCAGCTCCGCGCCGTCGGCCATGCCCGCCAGGGCTTCATAATTGCTCACGGCCTCGGAGGTATCCAGGGCCAGAGTGTTTTCCAGGGTGTTCCCGGACGTTTCGTCCGCAAGGGCCTGGAAGTCGTCCTCCGCCCCCATGTTGTTCAGAACCGTGCGGAGCTGCCGCTGGGCGTTGATCTGGACGTTGGCGGCGTCCATGGAGCTGGTAGCGAAGCCCTTGATGGCGGACAGGCTCATGTAAGCCCCCACCAGGGAAACGACCTTTGTTACCATGCCATCCAGGGCGGAGGTGCCCTCATGGATGCCCTGGTTTAGCCGCTCCTCCTCCTGGGCGGCCCGGCGGTAGTTATCCGCCATTTCGTCCACGGCGTTGCTGGCGTCTGCCAGCGCCCCCCGTGCGGCCTCGATCTCGGCCACGTCCATGGCGTTGCCGGACAGCCGCTGGATTTGCTCAAAGGAGGACAGCGTGGTATCCAGGGCGGCGGTGATTTTTTTCAAAACCACGCTCATGCCGTCATTGAGGGCCATTTGGGATTTGATTGTTGCCATACGCTCACCACCTTTACAGCGGGGCCGGGGTCACCTTCTGCGCCCCCGGCCCCTGCTCCGGCCCTTATTCGCTTTGCTTTTCAGTTCCGCCTCTTTTTTCTTCTCCGCAGCACAGCGGGCGTCAATAGAGGCGATCACGAAAGCTCGCTCTTTGACAGGCAAATCTAAAAACTTGGACGGCTCCCAGCCGAACTTCTGCAAACAAAAATGTGCGTAGTTGGCCTCCGGGTCGCCGTCCTCGATTAGTTTTTTGCCTCGTCAACCAGCTCGTTCTCGGTCTTGAAGCCGTTGACCCGGAAAACCTCCGTCACATAGTCGTCGAACTCCCCGCCGATCAGCATGGCACCCACCAGCTGCTCCGGCTTGGCCACGCCCCAGCTGTCCTGAAGCTCGGCGTTGTTGAGGTCGGGAAACACGGTGCAGCGGGCGCACACCTTGGACTGGAACTCGTAGGTGTCCAGTTTCTGGGTGAACTGGTTCTTCTTGCCCGGCACCGGCACCTGCCGGATACAGCCGGAGCGGATACGGGCGTACTCGTCGGCGGAGATACAGCAGATTTCCCACTCCAGGGGCTTGCCGTCCTCCCCCTGGAACCGGGGGGAGGCGGCGTACTTGGCGTTCTCGATCTGCTGGACGTTGGGCCGCATGAACGCGGACAGGCTCTTATTGCTCATACTCTGTTCCTCCTGTTACATATAGGCCGGATTGGTGTACTTCTCCGGGCGGGCGATACTGTCGCAGAAGCCCTCAATGGTCTGCTCGATGAAATCGCCCTCCGCGTTGAACATGGACAGCAGCACGTCGCCGTCCAGGACGCACTCGTTGTAGATTTTCGTGGACCGCCCGACGGAGCTGGCCTGGTCGTCGTTGCTGGTCTGGATCGTGAACGTGGGCATGACCCCGGTGCGGATGAACCGCTCGATCACGTCGTCGAAGATCTCCGTGCACTTGTAGATGGTCATGGAAAAGGCCAGCACCAGCGTGTCGGCCTTGTGGCCAATCACGATATTGCCCAGCCGGGGGACCTCCTTGGTGTTGACCTGGGCCTTGCCCTCAAACTCCTTGGCCATCAGCATGGAATACCGGGTGCCGTCAATGGTGACGAAGCACTCCGCACGGTGGGCGCTTACGGCGTCCCCCGCCCGCATCATAGCAGTATCAGACATTTATGCTCCCTCCTTTACTGGATGATGACGCTCATGTAGAGCTGGGCCATAGCGTTGACCACGTTCAGCCCGTTCACGACCACCAGGACGGCCTTCTTCTTGTCGCCCTGCTCGCAGGTCACGGTGTCGGGGTCGAAGTTCTCCACCGCCCGGATTTTCTCCAGCTCCTTGATGTAGTGGGTGATGTCCCCCCACAGGGTGGAGCGCCCGGATGCGTCGTTGGGGACCACACCCACATACCGCTCATTGAACAGGACCGCCACGTCGTTGGCAATCTGATCGCACACACGCATGGTCTGGTTGCTCTGGAAAACCTCTCCCTTGGTGTCGGAGAGGGTGAGCAGGGTGTTGATGTCCTCCAGGACACGGGTCAGGCCGTTCACGTTATGGAACATGAACTTGCCAGCCTTGAGGGCCGCCGTCAGCTCCGGCTGCTTATAGTCCGTATTCAGGACCAGCTCCCCGTCATACTTGGCGTTGGTCAGGGACTTGTTGACGGCCACGCCAGCCTGAGCGCCGGTGGCCCAGTACACAACGGCGTGTTCCTCCATGTCCTTGATGGTGGGGTGGGTGGCCGTGTTCCAGACGCCAATCACGCCCTCATAGTCCACGGTGGAGGGCTGCCAGGCCACCAGCTGGAACTTTGCGCCCACCTCGTCCCGCATCCGCTCCGTATAGGTGGCATACAGCTTGACGATGGTGGGGTCCGCCGCCGGGCAGCACATAGCGTTGAACGCATACGGCTCGATCTTGTCGAGGAACGCCTGGTGGCTGTCCCCCGTGACGCCCTCGGCGTCGGCTCCGCCCTGCAAGGGCATCCCAGCCGTAGCCTTCAGCTCCGTCTTGGTATTGAACACGACATAGTCATTGGGGGCCAGGTCCTCCACCGTGGCCACCGTCTGCGTGTCCACCTTGATCCCGTCCAGGACGGTGCTGACGTCCCACAGGGCCGGGTCGTCCACGTTGGCGGCGATGACGATAGAAATGTCGTTGCCCCGCACTCCCGGATACTTGGCGGAGGCGTGGGCATTGGTGGCCTTGATGGCCCCCAGCCCCAGCCGGTAGCAGTACACGGTGGTGGCGTGGAGGAAAATCTCCCGCAGCGCCCACATCTTGGGGTGGTCGTAGGAATAGCCGAAGATGGCCTTGCTGTTCTTCTGGAACTCCCCGGAGGTGACAGCGAAAACCTCGTTTTCGGGTCCCCAGCTCAGGACGAAGGGGGCCGCCGCGTATCCTCTGTCGGACAGCGTGGCGGACGCCTTGGCGATGCTGGAGAAGTTGATATAGCTGCCCGGCAGGACCTTGTTTTGGACCAGCCAGGTGCCGCCGCCCAGTGCCATTTATCTCACCTTGCCTTTCTTGAACGCCTCGATCTTCTCGTCCACCTCGGCCAGCGTGTACTGCTTGCCGTCCTCCAGCAGAACATTTACCAGATCCCTCCGGGTGGCGTACCGCTTGGAGGCGGCCAGCTGGTCACGGGTGAAGGTGGGGGCCGTCTCCTTCTTCTCGGCGGGGGTATCCGCCGCCGGTGTCGTTTTAGCCATGTTGTTCATCCTCTCTGATCAATTTTTAGGGTTTCCATCATGATTTCCTCACGGGGTTTATAGACGTGGTGGTCGTAGGCCACCAGCACATGAAGTACCCCGTCGGTGACGTTCCATGTGCAGCCGGTAGCGTGGACCACAACCCCCTCCGGGGTCGTGATGCTCTCCAGGACGGCGGTCAGCTTATCCGCCACGGCGTAGCACTCGGCACTGTCCTTGCGGGGGTAGTAGATCACATCCACGGTGGGGGTCCGTTTGTACCACCGCCCCACCTCCAGCCGGTGCCCAGCGCCGGGCATGACCACGTTGAAGTCGCCGGCCTTTAGCCCCTGCTTGACGTTGCCCCCGTGGATTTCAGCGGGGGCCGGGAACGCGGTATGAAGCGCAAGGCTTACCCCGTCCCGGATACTGTTGAAACTGATCTCAGACATTGAAAACCTCCCGCAGCCGCTTCTCCAGCTTCTTCTCGATCAGGCCGGGGGCCAGGCCCCGCAGGTCCTGTTCGGAGAGGGTGAGGAAATACTGGCCATCCACCCAGCCCTTGCCGCCCCTGGTGCGGTGTCCGAACTCCACATAGCTGGCATACTGCACGGGGTTGATCACCTCGACGGTGTAGGTGCTGCCTTGCCTGTCGATGGGCAGGGCCTGGGCGTAGGCTTTGGCGTCCCGGCTTCCGGCGGTCCAGCCTCGGCGCAGGGTGCCGCCCTTTTTGCCGCTGGCCTTGGGGTATTGCCCCACCGGCGTCCGGGGGATCACCAGGGCCAGCAGCCGGGCGGCCAGCTCCTTGGATACCTCCCGGCAAAAGCGGTCCATGTCTACCTCCTGGAGCTTGGCGAGGTTTTGCCGGAGCTTTTGGAGCTGCTTGTAATCACAGCTCCCCCAGCGTTTTGCCATCAGGCCCACCCCTCCCACAGCTCCAGCGGCACCTCCTGGTGGTCGGTGTAGACCGCCGCCTTGCCGCTTCGCTCGTAGTCGGTTGTCACCTGGTTTTGGGTGACGGTAATTTTCGACCCCTCCGGGATCACCACGGAGGGGTCAATATAGAGCGTCACGGTCTGGGCCACCCTGGCGGCCTCCTCGTCCGGCTCCGTACTTTTGACGGTGGCGAAGGAGACACGGCAGGGAAGCTCCGAGGCCGTGACACGCTCCACAGGTTCTGTGCGGCCCGTGCGCTCGTCAAGCACACCCTCCCGCACGGTGATGGTGGCTCTGCCGTCCCACAGGCTTTGGATCGCCTTTTTGTAGCCCTTCGGTATTACCATCGCAGCCTCCTGAACGCCCCAAGGACGCTCTCCGGGGGGTGCGTCATGGCGTCCAGCTGGGAGCGGAACCGCGCCTCGGCGCTGCCCACCCCGTCGCTGGCCCCGGCAAAGTCAACCTTGATGTCCCCTTGGGTGATACTCTTGGCGGGCTGGTCGAAGTCCAGGCCCTCGATCTCCAGCCCACCGGCGGCCAGCTTCTCATGGAGGAAAGACCCGGCCACCATATCCACCAGCGTGTAGAAAAGGCCCTCCGGCACTTCCTTGTGGTTGATATTCGTCAGCAGCTCCACCCGGCACTTGGCAATCAGGTATTCCAGGGCGGGCTTGTCGGCCTCGGTGGCGCTGTACCCCAGCATGGCCAGCCGGGGCACCACGGCCTCGTATACCTCCACGGCGCTCACCTTAACCCTTGGACTTGATGCGGCAAATGGCGATCACCTTGTCCGCGATGTAGGACCGCTCCGCCTCCGTGGCCTCCCCGGAGTGAACCAGGTCCCAGTTCTGGCCGTTCTCCAGCTCCGCGTCGGTGGGGGAGAGGCTGGCCTGTATCTTCTTCTCGTAGGAGATACCCTTGGGGGAGAACACTTTCCGCTGGCGGGTGTAGAGGGTATCCTGGCCGCCGTTGGTCTTGGGATCGCGGGCCATTTCATAGGGCACCTTGACCCCGATGTCCTCGTACTCGATAGCGCCCTCGCCCAGCGCATAGCTGGTGTAAGTGACCGTCCCGTCCTCCCCCTGTTCGGTGGGCATCCCGTCGTCGGTGATCACCAGCTTGCCGTTCCAGGTGTAGAGGGTCAGGTCACGGGTGACGCCCTCCTTGTCGGTGTACTTCAGCGCCGTCAGGAGGTTCAGGTTCTCCAGGTTGGTGGCCACGGC